CCCGGGTAACTCATCCGATTTAACGGGAACGTACCCTAAGCGAATCCGCTTATCAATGCTGTCGTAGCTGTTGGTTGTCGAAAGCCAGCAAAGGTGCCACCCGTCCATGTCGGGCAGTTTTGGCAATGCTGATTGCGTCCATTCCTCACTCCACATCTTGCGACGTTCCTGATTTGAAATGAACTTATCCTCAGGTGCTCGGCGGCTTGCGTCCTCGCTTGCGCGATCTTGGCGGCCACCTTCTTTGAGAGATTTTTTAAGACGTGATTCCATGATGTTTTCCCCTTAGATTAGTTGCGGCGACCGTTTTGGCGGTCGAATTCGATAAATTGCTGAACCATACGCTTCTTGCGCTCAGGATTGTCCCAAGCACCCACTTCTTTCATTGCCTTCACACGTTCGGGCGATAAAACAAATTGGGTGCGATTAGAACCACCATAAGCGGCTGAAGCCTCGCGTCCTGCACTTCCCACAACATTCCTTGGTCGTCTGACATTACGGGAATCGTCGTCATTGGAATCATTGTAACGATGTGGCAACTCTTTTTGCAAGCGGCTGTCAAATTCGTCCCAATAATCCCTGTCGGCTGGGTTCCAGCCTTGTGTAATCATCAATTCGTCAATCTTTTTTGCGACCCTGCTATCTGGGTCTTTCAGATTGCCGTCATACCAACTGTTTTTGCGCATCCACTGCTGTGCAAGGCGCTGAACTGCTGGGTCTGCGACGTTGTCGTCATTGTCTTGTTGAGGCTTACGCAATTCTTTGTCTGCTTGATGACGCAAAAACTGCAAATTACGTGCTTCTTCTTGCGCTGACTGCCACAAAGTTTGTGCTTCCACCATTGCTTGGCCATCGCCATTCTGAGTTGCCTCAGCCAGCTTCATTTTGGCGTATTCAAGGCGAACTTGAGCATCTTCAATGTTCTTGTCAATGCGAGTCAGTTGTTCTGACTTGGTGTTTCGCTCCAATTGACTCAAGCGGCGCTTCATGTCCTCGTTTTCACGGGCCATTTGTTGTAAACGAGCGTCCTTTTCCTGATTTGTTTTGCGAATCAGGTCTTTTTTGGCACGTCTGCGGCTTCTTTTTGCCGCACGAAGTTCATCGTCGTCATCTGGATGGTCAGCATCGTCATCATTGACGTTGCCGCCCTCAGATTTGGCGTTTTTAGGGGTGTTTTCATCCTCCCCTTCAATGCCTTCCAGCATTGTTTCAGGTAAATCGACCACGGCAGAGCCATCTTGCTCTTCCATCACGGCGATTTCGTCCTGATTTTCCTTTGGATCAGCCATATTTCCTCCCTGTTAGACGTAGGCTTTGAAAGAAAGTGGATTGCTCGTAACTTTGGCGATCAATTCGTGATCATTCAAAGTCATAAACAACACTGGGTCTTCGTTCTCTTGATCGATTGGGTCTTTAATTTCCCAGCGATCACCGCCCCACTTGGGGACTCGAACGTAGTCGCCTACCTGCGCCCATGAACCCTCAGGCCATGACTGCATGGTGTCGCGATTTTTGTACGCCAATGGGCCAACAGCCACGACTTTGCCGATCATGTTGTTCCACTTCTCGTTTTCCTTGGTCTCTTCGACCAAAACGATGCGTCCAGTTTTCTTTTTGATGCGTCGCAATTGGACAATTACTCGTCCTCCAAACGGCGCCATACCCGGTTTTACGTCGGGAAATGCCCACGCCAACTCTTGCGGGTCGGGTGTATCGTCTGATGCCTCAAAGGCGACGATCTTTTTTACTTCACTCATCTTCTCTCCTAAACACCATATCTCAGGTGCATCGTTATGCGCTTAGTCAGCGCGGTCTCACCCCGGAGTGGGGCTATTAATCTTGATTTTTATCTTCTTCTAGCATGGAGTCGATCATGTCCAAGGTTCGTTGCAGTCCTTGGTGCTCTCCTACCATGCGTTGGTAACCATCCCAAGATGCAGGTACCCCATTTGCTAAGGCAACCTGCAACTCAGCTTGGCGAATTTTGATCCTGTGGATCAGTTGTTCAAGCATTAGATTTCTTTGCGCCAGCTAAACCGCTCTTGGGTTTACTAGTCTGACTAGTAGTGCCCTTGGTTTGCATGGTTTGGCCAGTCAGCTTCTCACCCATGGCGAGACGCTTATGTTGCTTCACATAGATGCCTTTTTGCTCTTGATCAGATGTTGCCATTTGGTTCTCCTTGAGGTGGCGTTGAAGGTGCGGGTAATGCCGCAGGTTGTTGAGCCTGAGCCATCTGTTGGATAGTCTCGTGCGTCAATTTGGAATTTTCGATGGCAATCTTTGTTTGATTGTCCATCTGGTGCTCTTGCATGTCCTTTTGCAACTTGGCCTGAGCCAGTTGAATGTCAGCTTGATCTTTCTGCGTCTTGCGCTGAGTCTCTGCCATGCTGGTCTCTTTAACCACTTGTGCATCAGGCGGCAAGTTTTGACCTTGTTTGCGTTGTTGTGCCATTTGCACGAGTTGGCCAAGTGCCTGCTGGAACTGACCAAACACTTGCTGGGTGTCCAACATGACGTGCGCGCCAACAGTCGTGTACACCTTGTCGATGGTGGACGTCAGGGCTGGATCGTCGTAGTCGTCCACAGGTTTGCCCACAGACTTCTCCACGTAACCATTGGAGCGGTTGAGGTACCACAAAGTCATGTGTTGCTTCAAGTGCTCGATCAGGTTGTTGAGATAGTTCGGGTCTGCAAATGGTGACTGGCCCAAGAATGGATTCAAAGCAAATTGCAAGTGATCTTGAATGTGCGCAATGTGATCCTGTTGCAAATACGCATAGGCCGGCTGACCAATGAGCAATGCGGCATTCTCGTCTGCCGATGTGCGCTGTTCTGGGGCTGGCACGTCCTTCATCAATTCGTTGATGTTAGGTACCTTCATCTGCTTGAGCATGCGGCTCAATACAGCGCCTATGTTGAATTGGTCGGGATGCTTTTCAGCCAGCGCCAGCACAGCTTGGTTTTGGGCCATGCGCTGAGTCTCACTAAAGATGTGAGGATCAGACACTGGCACCACGTCGGTGTTCTTTTCAAAGTCTTCGCGGGTAATCTCCAGATCAGCAACGACATCGCCTTTTTGCATCTCATCAAAATGCCAGCGGTTTAGGCGGCATAAGATTTTCAGCACACGGGCTTGTGAGTCGTGCATGCGTGAGTGGATCGATGAGAACACTGCCGCACCTTGCTCGATCAAAGCCTGCGTAGTTCCCACTGGCGCGTTGCTGTTGATGTCGGCAATCTTCTCTTCAGAAGTTGTAACCACGCCCTTAGCGGCCGTATCCAACCAGCCCAGCAACTCAAACAACACCTGTGAGGGTGGATTGAACGGCATGGGCATAGCAATCTGGCGAATGTCCTGCACGCCGGGTGCGCCTTCGATCTCTACGATCTGGGTGACATCGACCTGCTGAGACTGGCCACTGATCTTTGCGCCCTTCAACTTCAGCATTGTTGCCGTGTTGTTAATGTGCGCAGTGTCCAGCAAAGCCCGTAATGCGCCCGTCAAGGCCGCGCTGAGGCCTCCGATGAGGTGAGGTAACCCGATAGCGTATGCGCCGCGCCAAGGGATGAATTTAAACTCTACAACCCAGTCCAGCTTGGTGCGGGTTTTGTCTTGCTCTTCCCAGTTGCGATACAGGCCAACAACTTGGTTGTCCAATTCATCGACCATGAGAATGTACGGGGCCATCTCACCTTTGGTCTTGTTGTCGTCTTCCAACTCCAAATAGCAATAGATGTGATAGACCTTGCGCAGGCCGTCTTGGTTGTTTTCAAACTGCTTGCCTTCAACCTTGTTGTTAGCCTGCTCGACTTTGTTCTGATCCAAAGTGCCAGAGGCTTTGACAAAGTTAATGTCGCGGTACATGCCAGTGCGGATGCGGCGCTCAAACTCGTACTGCGTGATCTCGTGAACTTCGGCCGCACGTTGGGCCGTGTAGAAGTTGGTGGCCGCAAAGGGCAGGATCACACGGTCAATCGGCAAGAACTCTACGCAGGGGCGCTTTTTCTGGTCGTCAAACCACAGCTTGAAATACTGTGAACCGCCCAGTGGCAACTGCGTGAGCAACTGCTCTTGCTCGTCTTTGAACTCTTCAATCTGCTCAGTGATCTGCCAGTTCAGGTAGTCACGCTTGCGCTCAGACTTTGCCGCTTTGAGGTCGTCCATCTTGCCCAAAACTTTGGTCTTAACGGGGCCGTCTGGTGGGAACATCTCTTTGATGGCACGAGATGCAAAGTCCACACAGCCTTCAGCCATGGCAGGGTGCACTACTTTGCTGGCGCCCATGAATGTCGCACCGCCGGGTGCATCGTTGCCCATACCAGTCCTGCGAATGCCCTCTTCGTATTGCTTGTCACGCAGTGAGCGCGCTTCCTTGTCGGTCTCAAGCAAGTCAAGATAACGGAAAGCCAACGAGGATAAAGTACTGGAATCAACGGTGTCGGCTAAGTTGTCATAGAACTCAGGATTGAATTCAGGGCCATCGTCAGCAAGAGTAATGATGGCAGAACCATCGTCCTGCTCTTCCATTTCCATTTCGGGCAGGTCAACAACGGCACTGCCGTCGTCTTGCTCTTCAATATCGATGTCGTCTGGATTTTGGTCTGCCATCATTTAGCCTTTTTGTGCTTCAACATTTCAAGTTGCATTGCGCCCAAAGATTTGTGGACGACAACTGCTTTCTTGCCCGAATGATACTTGTCTTGGGCCTCATCATCACCACGGCGCTTTGCCAAGTGACGTTGTGCCATGCCATTTTGCTCTGGGAACGCATGGAAGTCATCAAACCCCATCGCTGGGTGACGACCAACTTCACCGCCTTCAGCATAAAACTTGATCGCCTGTGGTGCGCGATATTCTTTGCCGGCCGCTTTAATCTGATCTTCTGGCTTGTCGATCTCGTACTCACCATTGTTAGCCTTTGCATGTTCGATGTGCTTGGGGCTGACGTTATGAGTAAACGATGTCTCATGGCCAAGGTTGCTGGTTGACTCAGTGGGCGTGGTCATCAAGATGTGGCCAGCTTCTTTGCCGTTCTTGGTCATAAAGCGATTCTTAGGCAAAAACTTGGTGTCCATGAAGCGTGAGTCCGTTGGGATCATGTGATCCTTGGTCTCCATCTCACCAGTCTTTTTGTTCTTCTTGCGAATAGGCACGTTCACCAAGCGTGGGTGCAGGATGTGTTGCTTCTGGTAGTCAAAGCGTTGGCCTTCAACTGTCTTGTGGCCATAGTGTGCTTTGTCTTCAGTGGTCTTGCGTCCAGAGCCGCTGTAGTGGGCTTCTGGGCCCTCTTCCTTCTCCTCTGCGCTCAACTCATTCTCATGGCGGCCAGTCGTCCAATACTTGGCGTGCGTGATCGCGCCTTCCATGTCCTTGGACAATTTGGAGCCGCGCTTGACGTCGGTCACCATGTAGGAGCCCTTGGGCGGTGTCTTGTTGCCCTGCTCGTTCTTGAAGTCGCCACGGTTGTCGGCGGCCATCACAGTATTGCGCACACGTGCTTTGTCGCGGCCTACGTTCTCGCTGATCTCTTGACCCTTCTTAACTTTGGGGCCGACGTTGGAGTGCGTCACATGGTAGCCATTCTCAGGATCGTGCAACTCATTGGTCTTGCCGTATGAGTTGGCAATGATTGGTGGCTTGTCTTCGATCTTGCGCTGGTTGTTCAAATGACGGATCACATGGCGTGAAGACACGTCGGTCTCGTCAACCACGTTAGGACGGAAGAGCAGGCGTTGGTCGCTCTTGTCTGCTTTGTTTGCCGCATCACGCATTGAACCTGTATGGGCAAGAATCCAGTCACGTGTCATCGCTGGATCGTGCTTGGCCTGCTCATGCGTTGCACGGCGAACGGCCGCATGCACGTACTGTGACTCAGCATTGGGTGCAAAGCATGTTCCACGGCTTGTATCGATCACGCCCTTGGCGTCCTTACCACCACCACAGCCTTCGGTCTGGCCGGGGCAGGTATTGATGATGTGATGCTTTTCGTTCTCACCGTGACCTGAGGTGTACAACGCATGACCGGCCACGCCTTTGGATGCAAAGCCCACGTGTGTGCGGCCTTCTGCATCGGTCTCATGACGCACGGTGTCCAATTTCTCTGACTCGTCCAGCGTATTGTTCTTTGCGCCCAAATGTTTAGCGGCGCGCAGTTTGTTGGTGGCTTCTTTCTCAGCGGCCAATTGATCTTTGATCGGCTTTTGAAAGTGCTCTTCCAGCGTGTCCTTGTGAATCTTGCCCATCTGGCCAATGGTTAGAGGATCGCGGTTCTCAGTGCCATAGACTTCGGCACGTGCCTTGTTGATGTCTTTCAAGCCGGGCACCACAACTTGCTTGCCCTTTTTGTTGACCCAGCTACGGCCATGGAGCATATGGTGAGGGATCACGATGCCAGTCACACCACCGGGGCCTTCAGCCTTGACCAAAATGCGTTTGGATGGCGCCTTCTCTTCTTCCTCGTCATCATCATCCGATGTGGGGCTGGATTTCTTAGCGGCCAACTCGGCTTTCATGTCAGCAACTGACTTGGCTGATCCACCCTTGGCCAAGCCTTGAGGTTTGCCGCCCAGTGCTGATAGTGCCTGACCTTGAGGCGTCATCTGCAACAGATTGCCCATCGGAGGCGTTGGGCCTGCTGGCGCTTGGGGCTGGCCTTGTGGAGGCTGGCCGGGCATGCCGGGTTGTCCGGCTTGTGGTGGTTGGCCGGGTTGTTGGGGCTGGGTTGGCATCAGTTGCTGGCCGGCCTGCTGTTGACTCATGTCAATACCACCGATGGGCATGCCGCTTGGTGTAGATACGCCGCCGGGTGATGGCATACCGCGAGCGTTGTCTGGTGGGAAGAAGTGCTTAGGCGACATATTGGGCGCCTCGTTCACTCCGACGCTCTTCAGATCGACGTTTGTGCCCTTTTGGGCAAGTTCCATGCGCATTTGCGCCATTGATGGATGCACGTTGCCTCCTTCTGCTTTATGCGTGATATGTGATTGTTTGCCATGCTTCTCATTGATGAAGTAACCGTCATGGCCTGCTTGCTTGATTGCATGCTGAATGCGTGGGTCTTCAATGTATTTGTAATTGCCTTGGGACAATGAACCAGCCAAGTGTTTAGCTATATCGGGGATGTGGCTGAAGTCTTTGTGCTTGGCCGCAATACCTGCCACGTTCTCGACGTGCTCAGGGTTTTCGTAGTCAAATGGATTGCCGAACTTCACATTGCCGCCTTTTGATTTGTAGTTGACGTGCTCTTCGGCCGCCCACTCTTCAGGGCCGACACAGCCACCAGAGGCAAAGCCAAAGTCCTTTTTCTTAAATGGCTGGGAGCGTGGCAAATCAGCCATGCCAGCGGCCTTATTGATGCGGTTTACTTCGGCATCGGTCAGCACTTTGTTGACCTTCATTGATCCACCGATCAACCAATTACCCGTCATATTGGGGTTGGTCTTGTAACGGTAGTGGCCGCCCTTAGGAATCTGGTCTGTGATGTGCGCCTTCACTGGCACAACCTTGCCCTCAGCATTGGTGCCACGCTTGGTGGCCTCAGCCTGCCAGTCCACGTCATCAGGCATCTCTACCTCAGCCCATGCATGGTTGGCTGGACGGCGGTCGGGTGCAGTCAACTTGGGATCAGACTTCTCGCCGATGTGGGTTGCAATCGGTAGGTCGCCTGCATGCCATCCGGGACGATAAGCAAGGGCGCCAATCTTGGACTTGACCTTGCCGTTGGCCATCTCACCCTCTTTGGCGTCTACCCACTTGTTCATCTCCACCGGTGTGTTGGCGTCCACAAACAATGGGAACAACTTGCCGGGGTGATCGGGGTGGACTCGGAATAGTTTGTAAGCCTTGACTGTCTTCTTGGGCTCTTTCACCTTGCCGCCCTTGTCATATACCTCTGGCAATTGTGGGCGGTTGGCCGCCACTAGGTTGCGATTCTCAAGGTTCCTGTGCTCTTGCGCCGTAAGGTCAGCAGGCAATAGTGAACGGCCTTCAGGCGTCACCAAACGCTTTTCGCCCAATTCCTTTTTCATTGCCTCGATGAAGTCTTCACGATGGCGACGTGGCATGTCTTCACGCATGCTGGGTGTGGGCAACAATCTGACCAATGCCTTAGGCACGTTCATGCCTGCCAGTGCCCGTGAACGATGGCGTCCTTCATGGCCTTCAATGCTGGGCAAGTAATGTGGCTTGCGACGTCCTACCTCAAGGAATGGCACGGAGTCAAACCCTTTGGTTCGGGCAATCTTTGCCAGCTTTCCGAGGTAGTCTGATCGTGACATGCCGCCCTCATAGGCGCTCTCGTCCTCTTCGCTTCCAAGTCTCAGGGCAAACTTCTCAAAGTCTGCTGGGCTCATGGTCATCAAGGCTTGAGCATTGTCACCAGTCAAGGCGCGCTTCAATGCTTCGGGGCTGTACATGCGCTCAATGCCGGGAATCTCATCAAGGACTCTTTGCAGGCGGCGAGTGCCATACGTGCCTTCCTGCTGGTGCACGTGCTTTTCCACGTCTTTCATGGAGCCGCCACTGGACTTCATCTGCTGGCGCTTGGCCATCCACTGAGTGAATGACGGCATGTCATTCGTGTGTACCTTGGCCATCTCCTTGTCGTACTGCTGTTGCAGTTGGGCGCGCATCTCAGCCTGCTGGCGCTGTTGTTGGAGTAGCTGTCGGTATTGCTCAGGAATTGGCATGCGTTACCTCATGGTGTGATTGGGTCGATTATGCCTTGGGCTGGGGCATTTGGGCAATCAGGACATCGCCCATCAGCCTGACACACTCCCAGCATCTTGCATGGTCTTGGCCTTACGTCCCCTGATCCATTCTCTGAGGGCCTGCACGGTCTGTTGCTCAGGCACCTCAGCGTTGTCTCTGATGAGCACCTCGAATCGGTTTTCGCACACTGTGGTGCGCACTCCGTCTTGCTGTGTGATTCTTCCGATGATTTGTTCTTCATTCTTCATTTGCCCCTCCTTGAAGTACTAGTCAGACTAGTACGTGTTACTACTTACTAGTCAGACTAGCATCAAACGCCATATGGATTCTCCCGACCGCGCATGTTGTATATCTCTGCGTCGGTGATGTCTTCTTGCTCGATCTCCTCCCGGCGTGGGAAGTCAATGCTGATCCATCCGGCATCGCGCAGGTACCGCAGGCCCTGACTGATGCAGTCCACGAACTCGTCATGCACCGTGCCCTCAGGAAATGAGCATATCTGGCTGACCATGCCCTCGGCCCAGTCCTTCACGAACCCCTTCTTCACGCTCGACTCTGGCACCCACACGCGCCCTGCCTTGATGATGTTGGCCACGATGGACAGGCGCTGTATTTTGTCGGCCCGTCCGGGGTTGTATGCGATCACCGGCAACTCGGCGCGCTGTAAGTCTTGGATCAGG